CGATTTGCCATAAAAAATCCTTTTGCCTATTCGGCTTGGGTGGTTTGTTAACTACTAAGATGCCCCCATTTAGTAGCGGCAGAGTTTAAACCCTCTGCCATGGTCATTTATAAATTAAGCACCTAAAGTTACATGAGCATTCCAACCTGGAGCATTAGTTCTAAGCTGAGCATAGTAACCAACACGAACTTCGCCAGCATCTGCGTTTGCAACGCGAAGCATTTCCAAGCCGTCACCGTAACGTAGAATCTGAGGAGCATCTCCCAATGATTCTAAGCACCATGTGTCCATCTGAAGCAGATAAGCCACTTTCGAAGGACAATTGCGGTCAGGGAAAACTTTGATCGAACTGTTTGCACCGTTGATCATGATTCCGCGGAATCCAATTTCTCCATTTTTCACGTCAACATATTGAACTTTAGCTCCAAGTGATTTTTCCAAAGCACTGTAAGAAGCAAAGTTTGTAATACAATAATCTGGCATCCCACCTTCGCGAGCTAGCATGCTAGATGCGTCGATAAGACCTTCCTCAATTGATTGACTAGAGGCATCGTAACGACCTCCACCTAATCTCCATGTGTCGATCGAGCGATCAACGCCGAAGAATGCGGCAGAACTTGGAGCAGAAGCAGGTAGCCAAGCTTCAAGACCTTTAATTTTAAGATTATTGTCACCTTGAACTAATAGGTAATATCCTGTATTTCCTACCCATGTTGCAGGTGTTGCACCAGCAGCGCCCATAGCTGTCGAAACTGTCAAAGTTCCTAGTGAACGATTAACTGCTACAACATAGCCAACTGCTGCGACTGGAGTTAATCCTCCGTCTGTTGCGTTGATTAATAGAGTCTGATTAATTTCAAACTGAACAATGTCAGCAGCGTTAACTAGAGTGATAAGACCGCTAGATCCATCAATTGCTGCAATCTGTCCGATAGAACCTGTTCCACTTCTAAACATAGAAGAGGCAAGAGATAAAGTTAAAGAGCGAATAGCTGAATCGATAACCAATTTAGCACCATCTAAGAATGCCATTTTATCAGTTTTCGAAGCAAGCATTGTTTGATTATCAATCGTAGCGATTGAATAATCTGATGCGCGAGTTAAAAGAAAACTTTCAACCTGAGCAGCACTTTGATTTGTCTGAGCATTTGTAAAAGTAGAAGAGCGACCTTGAGAAACACCAGTGATAATTGGAACTGGTTTATATTTACCGCCAAAATCTGTGTTCTTTTTAACCATAGCTAAAAATGGATTGTCTTTGTAGACCAAGTTTTCGATAACTTGTCCGTCATAAAGTTCTTTAAGAGCCGCGTTCATTGCGGTGAGGTCCATGTATCCTGTTGCCATAAAATATTTCCTTTGTTGTTAAATTATTAGTTACCTTTTTTCTAAAGCTGCCATTGCTCGTTTCATTCTATCAGCTTCCGTTTTAGCTGGAAGCATCGATGTACCTGCATTGGCCGTAAGTCCATTGCTCAATGTTCTTGCTTGTGAGCTTTGTTGTGTTGCTAATTCCTCTTGAGGCACTTGAGGCTTAAGCCTTGCCGATAATTTTTTCGTACTCGCTAATTTGAATGATTGTTCAACCAAATACTCCTCCACCATATCGCAGGCTTCTTTATTAGAGAGAACCTTTTGATTCTTAGAAAAATACTCTTGTACAAAATTACAAACTTCGTCTTCATATCCGCTCGCCACTATTTGCTCGTATTGCTCACTATTGCTTGTGATATAATTCTTAAGTTCAATATTAAATTCTTCAATTACTTTTTGCGATTCCTGCTCTGCTTTAAGCTTTTCCTGCTCAAGCATTGCTTTTTTATCCTCTTCGCGCGCCTTTTTATCGGCTTCCATTTGTTCACGCAAAGACTTGATCTCTAATTCTGGTGTCGGTTTATTGCCGTTAATCACAAAATTAGTAATGTCTTCATAACTTACCCCTAACATTTCTAAAGCCTTGATTGGGTTAAGTCTTGCTTCTTTTTTCGCTGCCTCATAACTCTGATAGTCGTTATATTTCTGATTAAACTGCTCTTCCTGCTGCTTAATCTCTTTTTTCTTCTGTACTAAAAGCCTCTCCTGTTTTGCCAATAGTGCGAATCTTGAAGATTCTCTCTCTGCTGGTTTAACTGGTTCTGGCTTTACCGCTTCGGTAGCTTGTCCTTCTGTTTGAGGGATAACTGCCGGTGTCTCAACACTTGCTAATTCTGACATAAATTCTCCTAGTAATAATTGCTTATACTAGACAAGAATTGTAATCACATGGCAGGCGCAGGCATCGGAGCGGATGGAGTATTAGTGTTAGGGATCATATCTGAAGTTGGTGTGGACATAGGATTAGCCGCTGGGATAACTGGAGGAGGTGGAGGATTTGCCATTTGGACTAATGTATCCACTTGCTCAAGATATCTGGTGATAAGTTCGATCTTTTCAGGCTCAAGCCCATTCAGTTTACCTTGCTGGTAATATTGAACTGCCATAGTCTTAGCAAGTTTCAAATCGTCCAACGGGCCAGGTGGAGAATATTCCCCATCTTCGACCATTCTTTCGAATACTTCATGGAGGTAATCTTCCGCTGCACTGCTTAGCGATTCAATAGCATCCAAATCAGGGAAGTCAAGTAGTCGCTGCCCTTGTCTTGGATCAAGGAAGCCAGCTTGAATATACTCTTGAACTGTTTGCAATCTTCCCGCTGGATCATTTGGTAATGAACTAACTGGATAACACTGCATAAAATAATCATCTGCCTTTAAATTAATATCAGACCATTTAATAAATTCAATATTCTTTTTATTTGGGTATTTAACTTCATATCCTCGAATATCTTTAGCGACTGCCACTGAAAGCTTTGCTATATCAAGAAATAGGTTCTCGTAAGCTTTGCCAATAGTTTGGAATCGATCAGATTCAATATCGTTATACTCTCTAAGAGCTTTACCACTATTTAAACCTGCGGGCTTCTGAGATCCTGCTGATAACATTGATACACCGGCAATCATAAAAGCATCTTGCTTGAGTGTTGCTAGGTGCGAGTAAACTTCAGGGGCTACAACTGGGGGAGTAACATATTGTGGAGGTGTAGTTGTGTAGGTGATAATTGAACCAATATCATTGTTTAAATGCTCTTTAACAATCTTTGAACTATTCTCCATTAATATTTTAAATGATCCCGCTAAATGCATTGATCTCTGAATAACCCATAGGATCTTGTTAATCTCTAATTGAATATTTTGAATCTGTTCGGCCAACCCCTGTCCCCAAAACCCATAAAGTCTTTTGGACCAATGGAAAAAAGCAAAAGGAAATGTCGGAAGCCTCCATTCTTCATTTAAAAGCGTAGTAGTCCCACAAGTAATAACATGTTTACCATCTTCAGCGTTCTCGCCACTGGCCAGATGCCATGATTCGCAAACAGTTACTAAGTCAGAAACCTGTTGAGCTTTGCCGGTATCATCTGGACGTGCTGCATTTACTTCTAGTAGTTCTTTTTTAAAATCTGGAAATGCATCGATCATGACATTACGGTCGATATTCTTTACCCTATGTAGCTGTCTTGGCTCGCCATAGAATCCTTCGATCTCATCGACATAGATTTCGGAAGGTATTACGCGTTCATATTTAACAGTCTTATTCTCTTCGAACACATGAACAATACCAGTGCCCCAAACTGCTGCATCTCTAAAGATTGCAACACCTAAATCATAGGCGTCATTTTCGTAGAATATCCCTTCGCAAAACTTGTTAAGCTTCTTTGCTTTACGTTGCATCTTATAATCACCGCCAGACGTTAGGAATAACGGCTTCGGCTTATTCTTTGCGATCTTTGCTGTGATTGTATCAATAGCAGATTGGACTACGTTATAGCTAATTCTATCTTTAAGTGAGCTTTGAACGCTTGCAATCTTTGAGTATGATAAACCATTAAGTCCCATGAGCGTTAGATTGCCATATAAACGTGCTGAAATGTGCATTTGAGTATGTCTAGCACCCTGGTGCTGTAATAGAAATTGGACAGTCTGAGCGACCGACATCGGAATCTCGTCGTCTTTAAGCTTCCACCATTCGCGTTGAGTGCCGCCTGCAAAGTTGTTATGGCTTCCATTGTCGTTAGATTTAGCATCTTTAAAGTTTGTATGATCCATTGTTAACCTTCCTGATTAATTGGTTCCGTTTGAATATTAGGCATAGTAGGAGTAGACCAAAAAAGCATTTCGTCGTCTGTAGGCGCACCGCCTGCCGATCCGATTGGTTCTTTATGATTAGAAACTATAGGGGTATCTTCAATCTTTTTAAATGCATCTGGA